CAGTTTCAGCAAGTTTATGAGTTGCCTCTTCCAATTTCTCTTGAGTTTTAACGATAGCGCTTGCTGGATCTAGTTCAGCCTTAATAACATCCAACACCGCTTGGATAAGCAACTCTTGACTTTCGTGAGTCCGGTCGCCCGAAAATCCTGCTTGCTCATAGCTGAATCGTTGACCGTTTTCTTTCTTGATGACTACAATCGTCGAATTTTCTGGTTGACGGTAGATAGGTGTTGCTGCTAGTTCATAATTTGTTGCCATTTGTTATTCTCCTTTAAAATTACTCTTGATGATCAGTATTTCCACTATCTCGCTCAGCCAAGATTTCATCTTCAATCTTGTATCGCATAGTACGCAACTCTTGTTCATGGGTACGCATGACCTTACGATTTTTAGCGTATAAATCCGGATCGTGAAGTGTTTCGGATGTTGTTGAAACAGCTTCATTGTCTGTATTCACTACAGTAGTTTTGACCAATTTTTGTTGGTCTCCGTCTTGTACGAAAAATTCAGCTACTAGCTGACGTGTTTTAGTGACTTTTAGCATTGTCATTTCCTCCTTCATAAACTAATTATCCGTTAATAATTAGGGATTTTTTACGATTGTTAGATTTTGAATGATATATTATCAAAATTAAGCCAAGTAGCGTCAACGTTTGATTTGACTACTATGTCTCCGTTTGTGTAAACAACCAAAATAGCTACTGTATAGCTATTATTGAGAGCTGAGACATATAGAGAGTTAGATGGCCTGAATCCGACTGGCAGAGTGCCGATAACCGTTTCCTTGGCAATTTTACCCTTATTCGCTGAACCTCTGAGATACACTACCCCATCAAATGATTTGCAGTATTGTACATTGTTGTACAGTTGATGATGATTCCAGCCGTTTGCAAGTACGAGATTTTGCCACCCAGTCCCTTGAATTAGAGATTGAACATCATTTTTTGTAGCGTATTCTATCCAATTTTCCCAGTCATCAATAGTCTTAGACCATCTGTGATATCTGAAGTAGACTTGTCCATTGTTTCCATAAAATAACTGGATAGCCTCTTTGTAGCCACCGTCATTTTTCCCATAGTTGCTGTGATGGAAAAGATATCCCCATTGACCGTTGGGATTCCCTTTAGCTGTTCTATCAATGTAATACTGTCCAGGCTGATCAACCCAATTTGCGTTAGTTACAGTGGGTTTTCCATCGAACCAAAGCGGGTTACCACTATTACCAGTTAATTGATATTGCTGGATAGGCATATTTCTAGCATATATATCTCCCAAGACATCCAACGAACCAGCGCCACCTTGCTCTGCAACTTTACCAATCCCCACACGTCCATCTTTGTCATAACTCATGACCACGCTTTCAGTCGCGACTGTTACGGAAAATTCAACACTCGTAAATTTGTCTTCAAGTCGTCCGATTACAATGAATGATTTATTAGCTGGATAATTTCCAGACATATTAGCTGCTGAACGAACTAACGTATTGATGCTAGTATAAGTCCCTGTTGCGCTACCATTATCCGTAGCGTAGTTTGAGCTTCCAAGTTGAGCAACTCTAAAACTTAACTCCATAACATTCCGTTGTCTTCCAGATAGATTTATAGGAGCTATTTTAGCGTTTCTAACAACCTGAATAGTATTAGGCATCTCTCTTGTTCTAATGGCTGAGAAACTAAGTGAAGGGGCGAAATACTCGATAATATTGATGGTTATATCTTTCGTGTCAGAGCGCCTGCCTCGACTATCTGTAACATAAGCTCGAATAGTTGCTGAACCGTTGAAGTTCATCATTCCCAAACGGCCTCCGTTTTCAGAAACACTATTTTTCTTATTTACAATTTCAGCACGATATCCAGTTATGGTAGAACCATATGCACCAGATGGACTAGTAAATTTGACCTGAATATCCGAAATAATTTGTAAGAAGTTATTTCCATTCAAGAGTTGTCTTGCAGCTGTATTCATATCTGTTAATGAAAGACTAGTAAATGTAGGTTTCACACTTTCAGGTATTGTCATATACCATCCATTAGAGTAAACATCATTTCCTACTTGAGTATTTCCATTATAGGTCCGCAGGCAAATATCCATTGTCCCTGAACTAGCTTTGGTGTTGTGTCGTGCAAGGTCAAGGCTGGGGACGAAAGAAACACTTGTAGTGTGGTTCTTACCCAAGTCAATCCAATCACTTCCAAATACTCTATACCATACTTGATGAGTGAAAAAACTCGATTTTCGGTCAATAGTGAGAGTATGAAGACTCCCTAACCTCCTATCTCCTGATAGGGCGTTGTCATTTACCCAGCTAGATCGAGCAATAGGAGATAATGTAAAGGTTGAAGAAACGGTAATTGTTCCATGAATACCATTGTTTGGATTAAATGTGCATGAGAAAGGAAAGGATTTACTACCGTCAGAATTATGACTGATAGTACTTGACCCTCTAGCAAGCGTGTACTCCTCGCCTGAGGTTTCCCAAGTCGGCCTACTACTGTGCACATTACGACCATCTAAACTAAGAGAAAGGGTACTATCTCCTTGTTTGTTAAACGTGTAATAACCGCCAGTTCTACTAACAGTCAACCTCCAGTTGACTGTTGAGGAGTTAGCAGAGATGTCTTGACTTCCTTGGTCAATGTAAATATTTAAGTACAGGCTATTATTTGAATTACTAAATTTCGCCAAAATTCTATCCTCCTACATATCGAATAACATTTACATCTTGATTTAAATAGTATTCTTCCGTTCTAAACCTTCCGATTTGAACCGATGCTGTAAAGATACCATTGTCAATATTGATAACACCTTGAGAAATGTACATAACCTCTTTACCAGCTGAAAACATTGATATGCGATCATGAGTCACCTTGATAGTCGAACTTGCATCATTCTTACCAATAATCAAGCCCTCGTTTGATGAACTCATGTAAGTATCAATAAATTTCTTTAACTCTTTCATCCCGCCAAACTCGGTCGTGAGAAGCTCGAGTCTGCGACCTGCCTCAACTAAATCAGCCTCAGATTTTTTCTGATTTTCAGTATTTGATTTTACAAAAGCATTGTAAGCTTTCTCAAGTTCTCCAAACGCTTCCATCGAAGCTTTTGCTTTTAGCTCGGCGTCATGGATTTGTGTTTTTTCTGAAAGAGCATTAATTTGTTCCTGAGTCAGCCCTTGGTCTGCTTTAGAGTCTAGTTGTTTTTGAGTCTCTGACCAGTGAGGTTGCCAGCTCGTCATTGGTATGGCTCCAACTGTTAAAACGGCCCAATCAGCATTACCAATCCCTTCTAGTTCTCTGGTAAAAAATGAAACAGTATCGCCAGCGTTAAGATTTTTATTAGATGTAAAAGTAGCGCTCCAAACATCCAACTCAAAGCTATATGATAAATTTATCCACTGCCAGCTATCGCTAGAATTTTCACGAATCCCAAAGTTAAGTGTACTGTTATCACTCCTCCACCACCTAGCGCTTAATGTGTACTGTTTACCAGATTTCAAAGGTTCAGCTAAGATGAAATTTTGTTGATGCTTATTTCTCCATCCAGTATTTGAATCTAGTAAGATATTACCTGATTGCTCTGTCGTCCCAAATAAAGCTGTCCACTTATATCTTGCAGGATCTTGACTATCTGATTCATTAAAGTCCGTTAGAGTGCCTAAATAGCGCTTATTCGTGCTATCTGTTGTACTGAAACCATCACGACCATCCGACGAGTTAGCCCATGCCCTGTGAAAATAAGGAGTCCGACCATCAACACCAGCTTTCCCAGGTATGCCTCGAGGCCCATCATCGCCTTTAAATTTTGTCCAACGATAATCAGTGGGATTCATGCTATCAGTAGGATTAAAGTCCTGATACATACCTATGTAAGGCTTAATAAAAACAGTTTGACTAAAACCTCCTCCGGTCGCATCATCAGCATAGGCAATGTGGGTGTACTGTGTGCGTCCATCGACACCTTTTAAACCAGGAATGCCACGATCTCCTTTTGGACCTTGCAAGCCTTGAAGTCCTGGTGCTCCTTGCTCCCCACGTTCGCCTTGAGGCCCTTTAGGTCCAGGTTCTCCCTTGTCACCTTTCTGCCCGTTTTGACCATCTGAAACGTTCACAAAAGAAATTTCATCGATAGCCACTTGGTTATTATCTATATATGCTGAAACAGTGAGTGTTGAGGTTCTATCGATAGTTGAACCACGTACAAGATATTTCATCCCTGTGGAAACAGTACCATCTAGTGACCAGCGCCATGTGACGCCAGCGGTAATAGGTTTGCCACCTTTATAAAGCGTTGGGGTAACTACACTTTCACCACCACCATTCTTAAAAATAACCCCTTTATCAGTTGATAATTTGATGATGTAAGGTTTTGAGTTCTCAAAAAGTCGTTCAAATGCTGATTTAATACCAGATGATAACTTATTTTCCAAAGCTTTAAAGTTCGCAAAGGTTGTCTTATTACTAGATGGATTTGTAAAACTAATTTTTTGTTCTGAAATTCTTGCTTTTACAATTAAAGCAGGGTTAAAGCCATCATCATAAATCTGAATTGTATCTCCGATTTCAGCATCTACGAAACCAGCTACTTCATAAGTGATAGCTGGATAACAATGCTGTTTTAATTTTAAGTAAGCAAGTCGTCTCAGTTCATTCGGCTCATCAGTATCAAAGTAAAAATCTCGTCTAGTCCACTGGTCATTAGCTGTTGAAGAAGTGAAAGTTGAAGGATAGAGCTGCATAGAAATAGGAGCGTAAAGCGATTGACCTCTCTGGTAAAACTCTACTTCTCCTTTCTCATTCTTAATCGACCATTCCCCCAAATCAGCTATTGTCAAAACTTCTTTCTCAGGATCTGTTTCTTTTTCCTTTTTCTTGGGAGGTCTTAAAATTCGCCTCTCAGTATTGGAAGGTCCACCTTTCTTACTGGTAGTTACAGTCTGTTCAATAGAACCATCAGAACGTGTAGTTGTGGTTGTTGTAATCCGTGTCTTGTCAGCTAGCTTCGTTATTTTTGTATGGACTATGGTCTTACTCTTGGTTCCATCTGAAGCTGTGCGAATGATAGTCTCAGTTGTTGAACCATCTGAATTCTTTACTCTCTGACTAGATAGATGACGCTCTCCACTATCTTCAACTTCTACAGTTGGCATTTTACCTGTCGGTCGGATAGTGTTGAAAATACCAGTCTTATCAATTTCACGAGTTATGGACCCGATGTTTTTTCCGTATGTCAAGCTGATATCTGTTCTTTCTCGCCCAACACCTTGATGCTCACCATCGTTCTCATGATATACATTTACAGTAAATGATTTGATAGAACTATCTGCATGAAGTTTTGTATCAAAATCAATCTCCGCACCAAATTGCTTCGCTAAATTGAGGAGTCGAGCTAGCTTGGTCTCCTGATTAGTCCATTCAAGCTTGAGTTGTTTCTCTGCAATCTCGTTGATTCCAACAGAAAGTAGAGTGTAATTCAGCAAATCCATTTCCTGACAATATTCTACAAAGGTCATCGCTTTAGTGGCTTTATAAGGATTTGCATACTCATTGATTAACTCAAGATTGAGGTTGATACAATTGACCTTGATAGTTTGTTCGTTCTCAATTACTTTATGAACGGTAAAAAGATGCGTTCTATCTTTGTATTCGAAAGAAATAAAAGCTTTCTCGTTTAGATGATTGTGAATCTTCGTAAGAGCAGAGTCTGTGTTCAAAACTTTCTTAGCAACAATAAAGTCAAAAGTCGATGAGCCTGTTTCGAGATTGCGAACCCATGCGTCATCATAATAATTCAATGCGCCCTGCTTATCATTGTCTATTGATGCCACTTGGCGCAAATTCATATCATGGATTGTTAAAAGCATTGCTACAACCACCTCTCTTCAAATTTTACTGACACAGTAGGTTTCTTTTTAACCCAGCTTGATATATAAATCTCAAGTTGACTTTTCCCGGGAGGTAGTGTAATCCATGAAGAACCATGAACCCTATCTCCAAACTTATTAATCCCGTCAACCATGATTGTGTCTTCCTCGTTGTTGACGATGATTGTAGAACCGATGGGATAGCGGTTAGGAATATCTCTTGTATGGTCCACAAAATCTTTCCTATACATGAATTCATCAATATACATATGCGATATAAGAGGCCAATCTCTTAGCGCTCCAAGCGTAATGTGGATTTTAGCTGATTTTTTACCTTTTAATTCAGGAACAAGATAGTCATAATGAGAACCGTCAAAAAAAACTTGAACTCTGTCATTGTTTCTTTTCAACTCTGTCCAGCCCTTTTCTGCGCTAAATGGATCAAGTTTGCCTACTTGAGCCCCTGTCCCAGTAAAATACCACCATTTTATAAACTTGTATCCGCCCTTTCCATCAGTAGTGAAAAAGCTATACTCACAATCCAGTGTCTGATATCGCTTATATGTTTCTACTCCATACAAGAAATTACCGTCAGTGTCAGATACAGTAACCTTGATGAAACCATATTGGTTAGCGACAGCTGCCATAAAAACTTGTCTCCAAAGCAGATAGTCATTCAATGATCCAACTTCTCCAGAACTATCAGCAGGAATAGTCCAGGTAAGACTCTGAGCATTGTTTCGGTCTTTTTCAAAAGCTCCACGATCTGATAGTTCGATATGATGACGCCCCCACATACTTGTTGTACTCAAAGTGCCAACAAGGCGCTCCTTATTATCATTTGTTACAGCTAATCCTTTAGTTCCATTTTGAAACCCTTTTAGAATATTAGTCTCTCTATAATCTAGTAGAACTTCAGATACCTTTACGATTTCTGCATCAATTTCCTCGCGATTGCCCATTTCAAAAGCTGACTTAGAATTGACAATCCCAACATAGCCATTATCAGAGTTGTTTTTGATAGTGATGATTGGGTAAGTGTCCACATTCCCTTCGTTATTGATGTTAAAGACAAACTTACCTGTTTCGAATGTCGGATTAGACACTTCTTTGTATGCTGACGAATGAGCTACACCGTCTGGAACGATGAATTTCATTGAGCCAGTTGATCTACGACCACTCGTTTCCTGCATCGAAATACTTTCAATAGGCATGGCCAGATAGTACTTATCAGGCTCGTCTGAGAAGACAAGCTTTTTAGCACTGTTGACATTAAAAATACCCGCAAGCTTATGCTTGAGGGTATTTCTATCTTTAGACCAAATAGAGAATTTTACTTCAATGAACTTCGCTTCTATGATTTGTTGTTGAATATTTACTCCAACACTTGCAGTATAAGATGTCGTGATAGAGCGATTATTTCCAATATCTCGTTGAATATCATGAATTTCGATAAGTTCACTTAAATCGATTTTATTAAAATTCATAGTAACTGCACTCATTCAAGTACTCCTCTCATCATCATTTGTAGTCTTTCATATTCTTTTTGCTTTTTAGTAATAATATCCGTAACTACAGTACTATCCATATAAGTATCTGAGTCCTTGTTGAGGATAGCAGTAAGCAATTTTTCTAAACTGGACCTCAGAATCCTCATCTCAGACACGACTTTGTCTGTATCTCGCCCACTTTGGACACTAGTAGTCTGAATAGTGATATTCCGCTGAGCTTGTTCCATTTCACGGAGGAATTTCGCATCGCTCGGAATCCCGATACCAGAAGCGTATTTCGGAACACCCATCTCACGCATCAAACGTCTAGTTTTATCAGCTCGCAAGACCTTTGAACCTCTCGGAAGAGGAAGCAAGACATCTCTGCCTTTAGGAATAAAACTCCGGCCATTTGGCAGAGTGACCATTTCCTTGTAGTTACTGTTTCTTTGGTCGTTGACAATAGCAAGTCCTCCAGGGTGATAATTGGTCCCGTTAGCATGCTTGCTCGCAAAGATATTGGTAAAGAAATTACCAGTAACACTATCAATCCAACTCTTAATACCTGATAGAACTCCAGAGGCATTATCTCGAGCATTGATTGTAACCGTTTTGTCCTGAATACTATTAACACCACTTTTTACCTCGCTAACAGTACCAGAAGTGCTATTCTTAGCAAGAATATCCACTGGACTATATTGCTTAATAGCATTGATAGCACTGCTTGTCTCATTTCGTACACCAGCAGTCTGATCAGTCGCAAACAAATTGATAGGAGCTTCTTGTTTCGGAGAGTTTACACTTGCTTGAGCACTTCCGACAGCAGCACTCGTATTATCTACCGCATTTAACGATTTAGTCTCGACAGATGCGAAATTCCAAGCTGTAATCTTGTCAATAGATAATCGACCATTGTTCAGAGCATTCGTAGGGTCTACTTTCAAATCTTTTGTAAACGGTGTGGTCGCATTCCAGGTTGTCAGAGTATCAGTAGAACGAGCAACTGCCTTTCTTAGACTCTCATCAGTAGCGAGCAATTCCTTCTGTTTTGGTTTCAGAGCTTCATAGTTAGACAGAGCTTTTGAAGCTTCATCAGCCTTACTCATGATATCCGTATTTTTCAAAAGAAGTTCCTTAACTTCAGCTGGCATACTATTCCATGTTTTAAGATGAGTTTCACTATCAAAGATAGCTTGTAGACCAGCTTGGTTCTTGACAATCACTTGTTTCTCTTCGAGAGTCATGTCTTTCCATTTACCAGATTCGACAAGGGCCTCAGCAATAGTAGCACGAGCATTTGAGTTGATTTCCGCAGTCTTAGCAATAAACTGCAATTGTTCCCAACCTTCAGCAGATTTAGCAGCCTCTCCTATGACTTCTTTTACATTGGATTTGACTTCAAAGTTACCATTCTTATCAATGTTGCCGACAAGCAATGACCAGGCATCGTTAGCCTCTTTCACTTCCTTGCTCATCTCACTAGTATATTTAGCAAGAATGCTGTGTGAATTACCTACCTTTTGAGAAGCTACCGCAGCTTTCTTCCCAATTTCTTCGTAAGACAGACCATATTCTTCCAGAACTTTCTTGGCTTCTTCCCAATAGTTCCAACTTTGACCAGTACGAGCTTTTACCTTAGCATCAAGATTTTGTATGACCTGGTAATACTTACTTCCCAAAGCTTCCATGGTTTGATGGTGTTTAGATTCTAGTTCTTGAATTTTTTTATTGTAAGTTTCTTGATCAATTGCTTTCTTGTCCAATAACTCTTTCCATTCACTTTTAGAATTTTCAAAGAGCTGTTTTTCATCGTCTAAAGCTTTTTTTAGAACATCCTTTGTGTGCTTCAATTGAGTCTCGTTGAGAGCGCTAATTTCTCCATTCAAAGCCTTCCTTGCAGCAGCTTCTTGCTCTGCTGACAAGTCCATCATGGAGAGTTTCGCCTTAATCATCTCATTCTGATTGTTCAGGATAATTTCTTTCTCCTCTTGAGAGAACTTGCTTGCATCGCCATTATGTCGCTGATAAATCTCATTGATTTGATTCATCATAGCCTCAGTGTTAGATACAATCCGGCCATTTCTTTCTTTGGCTCTCGCAATATCTTCCTCGCTAAGGCCCCACTTAGCGCCCAACTCTTCTATCCGTTTGTTGCTTTTATCTGCAGCAGCAACAATCTCTTCATAGAGTTTTTTAAAAGCTCCAGATACCTTATCAGCATCTCCAGCATGAGTACCGAAGTTTGCAACTGCTGTACTAGTTTCATCCACTGTCTTTTGGAAGTTTCGCAATTCTCCACGCTGAACATCATCTAGAGCAGAGCCAAATTCCTCCGCTTTGATACGAGCTTCATCTTTTTTATGGCCTAAATAAACTAAGCCACCAGCCAATAAAGCAGTTCCGCCAACTAAAAGCCCAACAGGACTCGTAACCCCAGCTAAAGCTGTCTTGAGCAGTCCAGCTTTTCCAGTAATCCCAGTCAAAACTGTCTTGAGTCGTCCTATTTTTCCAGACATCCCAGCAACCTGAGTTCCTGTCTCAGCCGCTTCCTTACCCGCTTTTCCAAGACTCAATCCTTTGGAAAACAGATTTGCAACCTTACTACCACTTTTAAAAAGATATCCTAATCCTGTTGATGTATTCCCTATCATATTGAGCAACGGATATCCTAGAGCTAGAAAGCCACCAACACCAAGTACCAACCTTTTTGTGCTTTCGGGTGCCTTATCTAACCACTCAATAAACTTACTTACCTTTTCAACCGCAGGTGTGAGTAGTGGTAAGAGTTTCTGACCAACATTGATTTGAAGTACTTCCAAGCTTGACTTGAATCGCTCTACTCCATTTTTAGATGATTTTGATAGCTCGTTCGACAATTTCTTGGTATAGCCACGAGCATTTTCAGTTTCCTTTGTAAGATTACGTAGTGCATCCCCTCCTTGGTTGATAAGGGCATTCATACCAGTTTGAGCTTCAACACCAAAGGCACGAGCAATAGCAGACGATCTCTCAGCTTCTGTCCACCCTTTTGTTGATTCTTTAATGCGATCGATAATGTCCGGTAACTTCAACGAACCAGACTGGAATTCTTCAACACTAAATCCTAATTCGCGCATTGCTTTTGCATTAGATTTAGAAGGTTTCAATAGTTTCGACAATGCACCGCGTAATGCTGTACCAGCTTTCTCTCCAGCAATACCATTGTCAGAAAGCAAACCGATAGCAGCTGATGTCTCCTCAACAGACATACCTAGTGAATGAGCTACAGGCCCGATATATTCCATTGCAAGTCCCATATCTGAGAAGCCTGCGGATGTTTTATTAGCTACATACGTCAGGCTATCAGTTACCCTGCCAGTATCCTTTGCATCAAGCCCAAACTGTCTCAATATATTTGTGGATGCATTCATAACTACATTAAAGTCATCGCCAGATGCTTTAGCTGCATCTAAGATGCTCGGCATAGCGGCAATAGTTTGATTAGAATCAAAACCTTTCTTGATGATTTCTTGCATCCCTTCGTTAATAGATGCTGTCGAAATCCCATATTGTTTCGCCCAACCTTTAGAACTTTCACCTAGCTTTTCTGTAGTACTATTCAATTCATCCGCAGTTGGGATAGTATCTGCTAGAAGTGATTTTGTCGTATTCATCTGACTTTCGAAATCTATAGCTTTCTTAGTTGATAAAGCAAAACCAGCAGTTAGGGCTGTCGATACAGGTTTCATAGCATCACCCATTGCACGAAATTTTTCGCCACCACGCTTAAAGGTGTCCCCTAGCTTGTCCATCTTCCCAGCCCAGCTATTCTCGCGACCAACATCTTTCAAAGCTTTTTCAACTCCACGTAGCTGGTTTTCCATCGCTGCCAACTTAGCATTCTCACGCTGAATATCAGCAGCAGCCTTGTCAAACTTAGCTGTCCCAGGATCAAGTTTGTCAAAGCTTTTCTTTAGCTCATCCAAGACTTTACGCTGTGAATCAATAGCTTGTCCTAAAGTCTTATATTTTGCTTGAAGTAACCCAGCATTTTTTTCATTCCCTTTTAACGTACTATCCAAAGAACGGACATTGTTTTGAAAGTACTTTACAGAGTTTTTTGCACCATTTAAAGTAGGACTGAACTTCGACACGTCCAGCCCTAGTTCGATATACATTGCTCCTAACGGCGTACCGTTTGCCATTTTGTTCTCCTTCCTATCTCTCATATATAAAGAAAAAAGCCCTTGCGGACTTTTCTTATTTTAATTTCTTATAATCATCAAAAGCCATAGACATCATTGCCCATATAAAAACACCTAGGAGTCCATATCCATATAAAGGCAAAGAAGCAATGATGAATGGCGACAATAATATCTGCCCAATCGTATTACCAAAGTTCGTACAAACGCAGTAAATACCAAAACAAATATATATTACAAAAGTCAATGTCCAAAATAGACATCGCCTGCGATTTTGTTCTACCATCTTCATACCACTCACCTCCTTACCCTTATTATATGCCTATTGAGATGTTTTGTAAAGCCTTTTCATCAGATAAGCTGGATAAAGTCAGCAAGATCCATGACTTCCTCAATTTCAGCAGATTCAGTTTCACCAAGAACACCCATCAAGTCCTCCCAACTCGTATCCATCACATCACGAATACTCATACCGTATGGACCTTCAGTAGCTTGCTTGACAAAACCATAAAACCTTTTCAGCGCTTCGCTTGGCTTTATTTCTTCTCCTTTGGGTCAACATCACCCACCAGATGAGAGTAGATGTCTGCAAATACCGCAAAAATATCTGCCATATCCGTGAATTTCAAAAGCTCTTCCACTTCCAAATCTTCAAACAGTGAGGCGATAAATTCCAATTGTTTGTCTAATTTCTCTACCTCTGACACATCAGATGATAGTGCTTCATTGAGAATCAAGTAGTCACGATAGTCCTTAGTAGTAATTTCTTTACTAGTCTTTTGAACGTCTTGACCCTTTTCGTTTTTAATTAAAAATTTAACCTTAGCCATTTACTTTCCTTTCTAGAAAAGATAAAAAGAGAGCTTGCACCCTCTTCCTACCCTGCAGCAACCATTTTAAGCTGACCTTTGAATTTTTTGAGCTTGGTTTCGTCCTTGCCAATGTATTTCACGTAGTAAAGACCTTCTGTTACAGCGTCATCGCTTGCGATAGCAGAAAAACTCAAGCTATCATCTGGCAGTTCTTCTTGCTTATCTTTAAGTGTTTCAAGCTCTTCAGCATCCATTGAGAACTGACCTTTAAAGAACCCGACCTGCGCCTGAGTTCCATTTGCTGTCTTAGATTCAAGCATGACTGAACAGAATGGTGCAGTGCTATCAGCACCAATACCAATGATTTCATCTTTTACTTGGTGCCCAAGGATTTTAGCCAATACTGTTGAAGGAATATCAACCGCCGTCATTTCCATCTTCACATCGCCTACACCACGGTTTGATACGTGATAAGCAACGTCGCTACCGTATGTTTTTACTGGATCACTTGCAAGACCAGAAATTTTAGCAGTACGAGTCGCACCTTCCCCCGTCTTACCTTCAATTACGAAAAGGTTTTGTCCGAGCGTTGGAGTAGCATTCCCATCCAACACACGAATTGTCATACGTTTAAAACCAACTAAT